AGGCCACGCCAAGCCCCGCCGACACTGCGCGGGCGGTGCGCGCGCTGGCTGGCGTGTCCGCGGTCGGCATCGACGGCGAGACCGTCGCCGCCGCCATCCGCGCGCGCCTCGGCTACGACGACCTGCCGGTCTCCGAGCAGCTGCTCATCGACGGCCTGGCCGGCGCCATTGCCGCCGACCTGTCCGCCGCCGTCGCCGAGCAGGTGCCGGCCGCCGCCGAGCCCTGGCGCCTGGCCGCGCTCGCCGCCGCCGACGCCATCCTGGTGGGCTCCGTGGGCGCGGGCTAGCCCGCGCTGATCGCAACACCAAGGGCTAACCCATGCGCGCCATCCGCCGCATCGTCATGCACTGCGCCGCCACCCCCGAGGGCGGCCACTACACCGCCGCCGACATCGACCGCTGGCACCGCGCCCGCGGCTGGCGCGGCATCGGCTATCACGCCGTGGTGAGCCTCGACGGCACCATCGAGCCCGGCCGCCCCGAGGCCGAGGCCGGCGCCCATGCCGTCGGGCACAACGACGATACGCTGGCCATCTGCTACATCGGCGGCGTCGCCGAAGACGGCCGCACGCCACGGGACACCCGCACCGAGGCCCAGCGCGACGCGCTGCGCGAGCAGGTGCAGCACTGGCGCCAGCACTACGGCATCCCCATTGAGCAGGTGCTCGGCCATCGCGAGCTGGACCCGCGCAAGGCGTGCCCGTGCTTCGATGTCGACGCGTTCCGCGCCGAGCTGCGCGCCGACCTGACCGCCGCCGATGACGACGAGGCCCGCCCGCGCGCCCTGCCGAGCGACCTGCCGGTGGTGCGCGCCATTGCCGGCGACACCTCTCGCAGCGCGCGCTATTTGCAAAAGGTGCTCAATGCCCGCGGCGCCGATATCACCGTTGACGGCATCCTCGGCCCACAGACCTATCAAGCTATCGCCGACGTGCTGGCTCCACCGCCGCCGCGCTTTGAGCTGATCAATGAGCCCGAGGCCATCATCCGCGGCCCCGGTACGCTCTATTTCGATCATCCCGAGCGGCCATCCTCAGAACGCCTGGTGGTCGTGCAAGGCGTGCCGGAAGGGATGCGCGCGGCCATTCATTTAGAGTCAATGGGCGGCTGACATGGCCCCTCGCTCAAAGGTCTTTGAATTGCCGACGGAGCTGCGCGCCGAGTTGGATCGGCGCCTGATCGATAGCGGCTTCGGCGATTACCGTGGCCTCTCCGCCTGGCTCGCCGACGAGGGCTATTCAATCGGCAAGAGCGCGCTGCACACCTATGGCAGCGACCTTGAGGCCGACTTCGAGCGCACCATGGCCGAGGTCCAGCGTACCCAGCGCCTCGCGATGGCCTTTGCCGACTCAAGCCCCGATGAGCGCGGCGCCATGGTCGGCGCCACCGCGCGCATCGCCAGCGAAAGCCTGCTGCGAATCACCATGGCGCTGCGCGAGTCCGAAGAAGACCCGGCGCGGCTCGCCAAGCTCATGCCCGGCATTGCCCGCTCGCTCGGCGAGCTGGGGCGCCTGACCATCAGCCAAGAGCAATGGGCGCAGGAGCTGCGCAGCAAGGCCGCTGCGCAGGCCCGCGCCGAGGCCGCCGACGCCGCCGAGCAATCCGCCAAGCGCAACGGTGTCTCGCCTGACGGGATCGCGGCGCTACGGGCGGCCATCCTCGAGGCCATGTGAGACATGGCCAAGGTCGACCCACAAGACCTCTACGACGGGCTGCGCCAACGCGGTGTCCCGCATGCTCACGCCATGGGCATCCTCGCCAACATGCAGGCTGAGTCCGGCTTCGACGCCGGCATCCAGGAGCGTGGCGCCAAGCGCGGCCGCGGCGGCTATGGCCTGTGCCAATGGACCGGCCCGCGGCGCCGTGCGCTGGAGCGCTTCGCCGCCCGGCACAAGGCGGAGGTCTCCGACTGGCGGCTGCAGCTCGACTACCTGATGACCGAGCCCGACACCGCGCGCTATTTGGCGCGGCGCCTGCCGACCGGCGATGGCGCTACCGAGTGGTTCTGCCGCTACTGGGAGCGCCCGGCGCGCTGCAACCTCAAGACCCGGCTTGGCTACCTGGCCGCGCTCGCGCGGCGCCTGATCACCACGCCCGACCGATGAGCGCGGCCGTCTTCCTGCCCTATCAGGCCGCCTGGATGCAAGATCGCGCCCAGGTCAAGATCTGGGAGAAGAGCCGGCGCATCGGCGCCTCCTACTGTGAGGCCGCCGACAACGTGCTGCATGCCGCGAGCGCCGAGGGCGGCAATGTCGGCTACATCTCCTACAACAAGTCGATGACCGCCGGCTATATCGCCGACTGCGCGCGCTGGGCCAACGCCTTCCACCAGGGTGCTGGTCACATCGGCGAGCAGGTCTTCCAGCGCGACGACGGCCGCGACATCCACGTCTTCGACCTGTCGTTTGCCAGCGGTCACAGCATCCAAGCATTTTCTGGAAACCCTCGCAACCTGCGCTCGTTCGGTCGCCCCGGTGACGTGGTGGTGGTCGACGAGGCCGCCTTTATCGATGATCTCGCCGCGCTGCTCAAGGCGGCGATGGCGGTCACCGTATGGGGCGGCGCGGTGCATATCCTCAGCACGCACAACGGTGAGGACAACCCCTTCTGCGAGCTGATCCGCGACACCCGCGGCGGGCGCTACGCGCACAGCATCCACCACACGACCATCGACGATGCGCTGGCCGATGGGCTGTATCAACGCATCTGCCAGGTCACCGGCCGCGACTGGCACGAGGCCGCGCAGCGCGAGTGGCTCGAGGAGCTGATCCGCCGCTACCGCCCGAACGAGGACGAGGAGCTGCGCTGCATCCCGGCCATGGGCGGCGGCACCTACTTCCCGCGCGCCATCGTCGAGGCGGCCATGGCCCCGGCCGATCAATCCGGCCCGCTGCTGCGCTTTGCTGGCGACAAGGCCTTCAACCTGCTGCCGCTCGAGCGTCGCCGCGAGCAGATGCAGACCTGGATCGATTGGCAGCTGGCGCCGGCGCTGGCGCGGCTCGACCCGGACCGTCGGCACACGCTCGGCATGGACTTTGCCCGCTCGGGCGACACCACCGCGATCATTGTGCTTGAGCTCGGCGCCACGCTGCGCCGCACCCAGGTGATGCTTGTCGAGCTGCACAATGTCCCCTATGACCAGCAGGACCAAGTCCTGGCATGGATCGAGGGCTACCAGCTCCAGGCCGGGCGCTGGACCCCCACCGGCCAAGGCGTGCCCAAGCTCGCCGAAGAGGCGATCGACAGCACCGGCAACGGCGATGTCATCGGCGAGCACGCTGAAGACCGCCGCGGCAGCGCGGTGATCCGGGTCAAGTTCAGCGAGGCCACCTACCGCGAATGGATGCCGCGCTACAAGGTGCAGATCGAAGATCGCACCACCACGCTGATCCGCCACGACGACGTGCTCGAAGACCATCGCGCCGTGCAGCTCGTGCGCGGCATCCCGCGCATCCCCGACGGCAAGACCGACGCCAAAGGCGAGCGGCATGGCGACAGCGCCATCGCCGGCATGCTCGCCAACATGGCCGCCGACCAAGACCGCGGCCCGGTCGTCGTGCGCTCGCTCGCGCGGCGCGTGGGCGGGCTCGCGCGGGATGTGCTGAGGGGGTTTGAATGAGCGAAGAAGTACGGGGTACGGAGTACGAAGTACGGGAAGGCGCTGCCGGCGCCGCGCTGAACCCAGCGCTAAAGGCCCCGTTTCCCTGGTTCGGCGGCAAGTCCCGCGCCGCGTCGGTGGTCTGGGCCGCGCTCGGCGATGTCGGTCACTACATCGAGCCGTTCGCCGGCTCGCTGGCGGTGCTGCTGCGCCGCCCGCACCTGCCCAACCGCCCCTATTTCAGCGAGACCGTCAACGACGCCGACGGCCAGCTTTGCAACGCCTGGCGCGCGATCCAGCAGCAGCCGGACGCCGTCGCCGAGGCATGCTCCTGGCCAGTCTCCGAGGCCGACATCCACGCCCGCCACCTGGCGCTGGTGCGCTGGAAAGACGCGGGCGCACTCGCGCACCTGATGGGCGACCCGACCTGGTGCGATCCGCAGATGGCCGGCTGGTGGCTGTACGGCCTCGCCGGCTGGATCGGCGGCAGCTGGTGCGCCGGTGACGGCCCCTGGACCGCCGACGCCGACGGGCATCTGTACAAGCAACCGCCCGCGCGCGGGCGCGAGCCGGGCATCGGTCGCCAGCGGCCACATCTGGGCAACAACGGCCAAGGCGTGCAGCACGCTGGGCTGCGCGAGCCGGGCATCAGTCGCCAGCTGCCGCATCTGGGCAACGACGGCCGAGGCGTGCAGCACCCTGGGCTGCGCGAGCCGGGCATCAGTCGCAAGCGACCGCATCTGACCGACAACGGCCAAGGCGTGCAGCGCGCTGGGCTGCGCGAGCCGGGCCTGGCCGCGGGCGTGCCGGACCATGTCGCCGATCTGCTTGACCCGACGCTGCCGGCCGACGCCTATCACCCCATTGTCATGCCCAAGCTGCGCGCCTGGATGGCCGCGCTCTCAGCACGGCTGCGCCATGTGCGCATCGTCCATGGCGACTGGCAGCGCGTCTGCACCGGCGGGGCCGTGCGTACCCTCTCGGTGCGCAAAAAGGGCGGCATCGCCGGCATCTTTCTGGACCCGCCCTATACCCACACCAGCGGGCGCAGCGCCGACCTGTACGCCGAAGACGGCGGCAGCGTCGCCGCCGACGTGCGCGCCTGGTGCCTGGCGCACGGCGAGCGGCCCGACTATCGCATTGTGGTGGCCGGCTGGGATGGCGAGCACGACGAGGTGCTGGTCGCCGCCGGCTGGCGCGCGGTGGCCTGGTACACCAAAGGGTTCCTCACCGGCGGCTATGCGTCGCAGGGCAAGGGCAGCAACAACGACCGCGAGCGGCTGTGGCTGAGCCCGCATTGCCTGGCGGCTGAGGACCAAGCCGGGGCGGATTTGTTCGATCCCGATCCCGACCCCGACCCCGACCCCGATAAGACCGCGGCCGCGGAGGGGCGGCGATGACCGCACCCCGCACCCCGCACCCAGCCACATTGACCTGCTGGTCTTGCCATCACTATCGGCTGATCGGCTGTGCGCTGCACAACCAGGGCCGCCCGGTCGGCTTTCCCAAGCTGGGGCCGGACTTCTGTGCCGGCTTCGTCTATGAGCCGGGCTCCGATGAGTCCGAGCGCCAACCGGAGGACATCCATGCCTGAGCAGTTGCGCTGGCTGAGCGAGGAGGACGCGCGCCGCCGCCTGCGCGCACTGGCTGCCGAGGCGGGCGGCTACAGTGCCCTGGCGCGCCGGCTCGGCTGCTCGGTGCAATACTTGCACCGCGGCGCTACCACGCATCGGCCTACCGGTCTGCTGCTGCGGGCCCTGAGGCTGGAGCAGCGGTTGGTGATGGTCTATGTGCCTACCGCGCAACCCGATTCCGCCGAGCAGGACGCCGTTCACAACGAGGATTTTTTGCCATGATCCGCGCCCCGTCCGGTCTCTACGTGCCGCGCGCCGTCGCGCTGGCCGAGCCCACGCGCGGCGACCTGCGCACGCTGGCCGGGCAGATTGCCACCCGCGAGCGCTCCTGGGACGCCTGGGGCCTGTCGTCCTGGCTGCCCAACCCGGATCCGATCCTCAAGGGCCTCGGCCGCGACATCGAGGTCTATCGCGACCTGCGCGCCGACGGCCATGTGGCCGGCTGCATCCGCCGGCGCAAGTCCGCCGTGCTGCAGTTGGAGCCCGATCTCGACCGCGGCCCGGCGCGCGCGCGCGTGCACCGCGACATCGAGACGATGCTCGCCGATCTCGACACCGACATCGACCCCGACGGCGCCAGCACCGAGCCCGGCCTGCGCCGGCTGATCGCCGAGGCGCTCGACGCCGCCCTCTACGGCTACCAGCCGATCGAGGTCACCTGGCAGCGCGTCGGCTCGTACATCGCCCCGGT